GTACAGGTTGATGCATATACTGATCTGCCCGACAAATCACCCACACGACAGCAGAGACTTACAGTTACACCAAACCCAACCAGTGCTGATGCTGATGATGATTTTGGTTTCAATGAGGTGACATCATTCTTTGAAGATGCAAAAAATTATAACGCAGTGACGGGTGAAGATGAGTGATAACATGTTTCATTATGCAGATGTTCCTTTATCAGTAATTGATAATCTAATAAATTTAGAAGAAGAACTACAAGTTTTAGAACGAGCTCGAAAATTTAGACTAGAAATCGATCCAAATTATTTGGGATATAGAAAAATATCTGATAGTGGGTTGCCAATAGATGAGATGAGTGATTCTCTACAGGGTCACACTAATTTAGAAATTTTCACTGAAGATGAAAAGGCTAATTCGGTCAAACTTTTTAATGAAATTCTAAAACCAATTGTTGGGTATGAACCAAATACTCAAGGTAGGTATGGATATTACAAAGAAGCAATTCATATACATAATGATGGTGAAAATTATTTAGGTGATGATTGGAAATCGCACAACAGAACAGGACAAAAACCTCGGCCTGCAAACACAACAGTATTCTTTCCACTAAGATGTTACAAAGAAGATGGGAGTGTGGGAACAACTGAGACTGTATACTTTGACCAAAAAACTCCTTGGTCTGCAAAATCTGGAATTGATATTGAGAGTGACGATCAAAAGTTCTATAGAGATCATGGTCCAAAGGGATGGCAATTGGATCATGATTATAGTGATTTAGTAGGATACACTAACAAACCCTTTGATTCAGATGTTTGGGTAGAACACCTGCAACAGCACCCAATTGAGATGTTACATGGATTTAGTTTTGCAGCATCCATTCCTTGGAATATTGGTCAAGTTGTTATGTTTGAGACTTCAAGAATTCATTGTAGTTCTTATATGGAAGATTGTTTTGGTAAAGACTGTTTTCTTGTAAAGGTCAACACAAATTTATGGGATTAGTGTGAAAATACTTATACCATTCTCTGGCGGTATAAATTCAACATATTCACTTTATCGTTGGTTGACTGAGACTAATGCTGATATTTTTGTTCGATATGGATTTGATCATTTTGAAAATGATGACTACCGTTCAGAAGAACTTGAAAGAGTTCAAAATTTATCACACTTCCTTAAAAAAGAATATCGTGATTTTGATTTAGAACTGGGTGAGTTTCCTAAACAATATGTAAAGGAACAGATTCCGATCTGGCCGGGATTTAAAAAAGGAAAATATGATATCGGTGCTCTTAGACCACGTTATGCTGGATATATCAATTGGTGTTTTGAAACAGGAGCAGATGGAATATCCATAGGAATATGTTTAGAAAATACAGCAACTCAGGGTTATGAAGTAAGTCGCCGTGAATCTGGTATTGAAAATATTGGTGTTGATATATATTTGGGTGGTGTGAGAGAGTTGGTTCCAGTGGCCACTGGAGATGATTTTAACTATAATGAGGTCGCAAAACATATGATGGGTAGGTTTGAACAGTATGAGTTCTTACCAAAAGAGTTGCGAGATTTGTGTATTAGATATAATTCAGAGAGTCGTAATGGACGTGAAGTTGCATACTGGCGAACATATCAAAAATTTATCAGTGAGGGTAAAACAGGAAGAGACTTTGATTTGTATTGTGCTAAACACGGTAGTTATGGTCCTTGGAGACATGAAGCTGACCCAGAAACGTACATGTATAGGGGTCGAAATGAGGATGGAAAATTGCCTTACTTAATTTATATGGGAGATAATTATGGTAGATGAAATTGACAAAGCGCTTGGAGTGGTTGGGGATATTATTCCTCCAGAAGCATCTTTGAACCCAAACGCCAAAATGTCTGATGTTTCTCGTTATCCAACAGAGATAGAGGGTGGCGAAGATATTGATGAGGACTATAAGTATCAAAGGGAGAACTTCTATCGCTTGGTTGAACAAGGTTCAGCTGCAATTGAGGGCATCCTTGAACTTGCGAAAGAGGGTGAGCATCCAAGGGCATATGAGGTTGCTGGTCAATTAATCAAGAATGTCGCAGAGGTAACTGAGAAACTAGGTGACCTGCAAGAGAAAATGAAAAAACTCAAAGAGGTTCCCAATAACGCACCGAAGAGTGTTACGAATGCATTGTTCGTCGGTAGTACTGCTGAGTTACAAAAAATGTTGAAAGGTAAAAGTGAAAATGAATGATGTTTCATCAATACAGAATGCTTTAAAAAATGTTGTTAAAAATAATCCAAATCATATTGCAGTAAAAGAACTAAACACAGGAAGAGAAATCACATATCTTTCTCTGTATGAAAAGTCGGAGATGAGGTCTGAGAACATTGATGATACACCATATGGTATAATATGTTTACCTGATGGTATTGATTGTGCTATTGAATTTTTAGCTCACGCCTTTATTAAAAAACCTTTTCTAGCTCGCCATCCTTCCGCATCAAAATATGAATCATCGTTACAAGATAAATTTTTAAAAGAAAATTTCCATCCCATTCCTGATGGTTTTCAAATAAAAGTAAGTAGTGGAACAACGAATAAAGCTAAGTTCTTTTTTGTCAAACAATCTCATAGAGTTTTCTATGCACGTCAACTTGCTGAGCGTCTTAAAATAATTCCAAATGATACTGTTTTTTGTCCAGTGCATACGACATATGCCATTGGTGACATAACCATGATAATGACACTTATCTCTGGTGCTACTTTTTATTGTAACAATGATTTGCAACGGGTGAACAAAAAAATAGAGGAATATATTTTAGACATCAGTCAATACCAACCAAGTGTTGTTGTATCTTCACCCCTTACAATATCTGAGATAGCTAAAGTTAATAATATAAAACTGAGTCCTAGAGTATGGAGTACTGCTGGAGCACCACTAAATTACGAAGATGCCTTAAAAATAGAGAATCAAATATCTGGTGTGGTATTGAACAGGTATGGAATAGCTGAGGGATTTATGGCTCATATGTGTAGTATTGATGATACGCAAGACAAAAGATTTTTAACTATTGGTAAAATAGAAACGGATAAGATAAGGCTTGGTGAAAATGGAGAGGTATTGATATCCAGAGATTTTTTGCACGATTTCATGCCAACTAAATTTAATGGTGATTGGTATAATATAGGTGACTTTGGTAGAATCGATGAAGACGGGTATTTAGTTTTAACAGGCAGAAAAAAACTTCTTATATCTCTTGGTGGTCGAGATATAAATCCTTTAGAAGTTGAGTCTCTTTGTTCTGGCAAATCATGTCTTATAGGAATTGATGGGGTTCTATATTTATGTGTTGAGGATGATATCGATCCCAGAAATTATATAGAGGAAACTTTGAAGATACGCATAAACCATTTATGGCAAGGAAAAATACCAGAGATGTCATTGGGTAAGATTGATAGAATTAAGATGACAGAAATAATAAAACAAGAAATGTTGAAAGGTAAAAGTGAGTAAGGTTCTTTATTATCATCTCAATTCCTTTCCAGAAATAAGTGCAAGAGATGAGTATAAATTAGCAACTAGTTTTGGATTACACTCTCCTCGTTTTAGATTTGGTTTTGACAACCAGTTTGATTTGATAGAGAACCCCCTTACAAATTTTCCTACAAATTTTACATCAACATTCGAAGAGTTAACTAATCGTAGGGCTGTAGAGTTATGGGATATTGGCAAACCAATAAGATTGTGGTGGTCAGGTGGTATAGACAGCACATGTGCATTGGTAAGTCTGCTGAAAACTAAAAGGTTGGATACAAGTCTTACTGTGTATCTATCAAAAGCTAGTGTACAAGAAAATCCACGTTTCTATGATTTATTAGTCAATAAGAAAGTTAATTTGCAGTGGCATTCTCACGAAGACTATATCTATGATAATGATCAGTTGTGGAATGACCAAACAATTAATGTGAATGGTGGCGGGGGAGATGAATTATTTCTCGCAATATCATCATATACATCTATAGAGGAATTTTTCAAAATTAAAGACCACGATTGGATTAATGTTATGAAAGATTCTGATATGTTAAACACTACTGAGAAATATATTGATATGTCTCCATACAAACCAAAAACATGTTGGGAGTTACTTTGGTGGTTTGCTAGGAGTATAGATGATTTGTTATCAAGATACCTCTCACCAAGATTTCTCAAAGACCCATCTGTGTATCATCTAGAATATCCATTTTTCTATACAGATTATTTTGAGAAGTGGGCTTTGTCTAATCCATATGCTGGACATAATGGTGACTATGGAACATACAAATGGCCAATGAAAAAATACATATATGATTATGATAAAAATGAAGATTACTTATATACAAAACAAAAAGAAAGTTCATTTCGTTCAGTAAATAAACAACCACGATATGAAGGTGTATCTTCTAATCATTATGTTCTTAATAAGATTGTGTATGAAGATGGTACATACGTTAGATACTAAATAGAACAGGAGATAATAATGGCTGATGGAGTTTATTTAATGCATTAGGAAACCCAAACTTATAAATAATAGTATGATTACACATAAACACCACATCATACCAAGACATGCTGGTGGTACTGATGACCCATCAAACATTATAGTATTGACTATACCAGAACACGCTGCAGCTCATTGTAAGTTATATGAAGAATATGGTAGGTGGGAAGATAGGGTTGCGTGGAAAGCTTTAAGTGGTTCTATAAGTTTTGCAGAAGCAACTAAACAGGCACAAAGTATGGCTAATAAAGGAAAAAAAACTGGAAGAAAATTAGAGGCAGCTTTGGAAAATGGTATAAAGGGAAATGAGGTGTGGAGAGGTAGTAAACACACGGAAGAAAATAAAAAAAGAATGTCTAAGTCTAACAAAGAATATTGGTCTAAAATAAAAGACAGACCTTGGCAAAAGAAGACATATATTATAGAAGGAAAAGAATACTTGGGATTAGATAGTGTAATGGAAACATTTGGATGCTCGATGCCAACTGTCTATAATAGAATAAAAAGTTCCAAGTGGGATTGGAAAATGGGGAGGTTTAGGAACGATGGCAAAACCTGATACTGGTCCGCAAACCTATGCTGGTAACCCGAATCTGAAAAAGGCTAATGTCGCACAGAACTGGACTAAAAAACACCTTGTTGAGTATCAGGAATGCATGGAGAGTCCACAATATTTCATAGAAAACTATGTCAAGATTATTAATCTTGATGAGGGCCTTGTTCCATTTAAGATGTATGACTTTCAGAAGGAAATGGTTGGTACATTCCACAGCAATCGTTTCACTATTTGCAAACTACCCAGACAGTCCGGTAAGTCTACAGTTATGGTTTCATATCTGTTACATTATGCACTATTCAACCCCAATGTTAATATCGCAATCCTTGCAAATAAGGCAGCAACTGCTCGTGATCTACTGTCACGTTTACAACTTGCGTATGAACACCTACCCAAATGGTTACAACAGGGGGTAATGAGTTGGAACAAAGGTTCCTTGGAGTTAGAAAATGGTTCTAAAATACTGGCAAGTTCCACTTCAGCTAGTGCTGTTCGTGGTGGTTCATATAACATTATTTTCCTTGATGAGTTTGCTTATGTTCCTGCAAACGTAGCTGAACAGTTCTTTAGTTCAGTGTATCCCACAATTTCATCTGGTAAAACAACTAAAGTTATGATTGTTTCTACTCCCCACGGTATGAATATGTTCTATAAACTATGGGTGGATGCAGAGGAAGGTCGTAACAATTATATACCAATTGAGGTTCATTGGAGTGAAGTTCCCGGCCGGGATGAGAAGTGGAAAGAAGAAACAATCAGAAACACTTCCCAATCTCAGTTTAACACGGAGTTTGAGTGTGTTTCTGGTGATACAAAGGTTACTCTCAAAGACAATGATACAGGAAAGATTATTAATGTAAATATTGAAGAAATGGTGAGTGTGAGTTCTTTGGATGTATAAATAGGTGTATGGTTTATCATATCTACGCATTAAAAGACGATACAAACAAAATCAAATATGTTGGGCAGACAATCAATCCTGATGTAAGAAAAACATGTCACAAAAATAAAAAACCTAAACATACATTCCATATCATAGACAATACTAATGACCGCATAGAAGCAAGGGATATGGAGATACGATTGATTAGGGAAAATGATTGTTATCTTTTTGGATGGAATAAAACCCCCGGCGGTGAGGGATTTTCGGGGTATTCTAGGAAAGGTATTGGTGGTGTGAAAAAAGGAACTAAAGCTTGGAACCGTGGGATGAAGGGATGTTTTAGTGAAGAAACTATTGCTCGTTGGTCTGCTAAAAGAAAGGGTGTAAGACACTCTTCCAAAGTAGATATTGATACTGTTAGAGAAATAAGAAAGTTGTATGATGAACAACCTCATATTGATGGTGTTGGTGAAATCCAAGGAAACGGCCGGGCGATGTCTTATGTGCAAGGTTTTTGTAAGACATATCATAATGATTATGGATTAACTTTACAGGGATTAAAAAAAATAGTCTTAAATGGAAGTTGGAAAGATGTCTAAAAGTTATAAAGTGTTATCACCATCAGGGTTTGTGGATTTTGCTGGTATTCAAAAAATAACACGCAGCAAATATCGACATTTTATTTTTGATGATGGCACAGAAATCAAATGTTCGTTAAATCATAGATTTGGTGAAGAGGAAATAGTAGCCTCAACACTCCATCACGGCACAGAGCTTCAGGGTAAAAAAATACTGTATGCAGAAGATGTTGAGGATGATATTGATTTATATGATTTGTTAAATGTTGCCAATGGAAATCTTTACTACACCAACGGATTAGTATCACACAATTGTGAGTTCCTTGGCTCTATTGATACACTGATTGCACCCCATAAACTTAAACAGTTAACATATCGAGCACCTAAGCAGTCTAGTGGGGGGCTTGATGTTCATGTTCTACCACAAGAAGGTCACACATATCTTCTCACTGCTGATGTTTCACGGGGAACATCAAACGATTACTCAGCATTTGTGGTTGTGGATGTGAGTGAAATACCATATAGGGTCGTTGCAAAATTTCGTGACAATGAAATCAAACCTCTCATATTCCCATCTAAAATCTATGACACTGCACGAGCATACAATCAAGCCTTTGTATTGATTGAGGTTAATGACATTGGAGAACAGGTTGCTAACGCTATGCAGTTTGACTTGGAGTATGACAACCTTATTATGGCAAGTATGCGTGGCCGTGCGGGACAAGTCCTTGGAGGGGGCTTCAGTGGTGGTAGAGCGCAGTTGGGGGTAAGAACCACAAAGGCAACAAAGAAGATTGGTTGTTCAAACCTCAAGCAGTTGGTTGAAGATAATAAACTGATTATTGAGGATTACGAATGTATCAATGAGTTATCAACCTTTATTGTTAAGGGTTCATCCTTTGAGGCTGATGATGGGTGTAACGATGACCTTGTTGCATGTCTCTTTATCTTTGCATGGGTTACAGACCAACAGTATTTCAAAGAATTAACTAATAATGATATCCGTAAAACGATGATGTCTGAACAACAAGATGCATTAGAACAGGATATGGCACCCTTTGGTTTCATAGTAAATGGGCTTGAGGATGAAAATATTGGAGAAATGGTAGACGAATATGGAACTCGTTGGGCACCTATTGTGAGAGACAGTTCTGGAAGTTGGTAATATCCTAAATAAATTCGATTAGATCGTTATGTTTTTTGATATAACAATTGGAACATAAGATAACAGATTTATCAATTAGGTGAAATACCTCTTTGCGGCTATCATCGCTTGTTCCAACTCTCTTGGATACCTTGCGTATCTCTGCATCATGGGGCCAGAATTTGAGACAGACATGCTCTGCCTCACCACAGTGAATACATGATTTTTCTGTGAGGAATTCATTTAGAAGGTATACCCGCTTCTGATAATTTCTTCGTGAAACCTTCTTGATGGTATCTTTATATTTTTCATAATGGTCATTCATATTACTATATATACATTAGATGATATAACACTTATAAAATCGAGTTATGTAAAAGAGATTTTTTATAAATATCTGTATAACAAATAACTCTCTTTAAGTTAGGAGTAAAGATATGGGATTTCTAGTTTCACCCGGCGTTCACGTTAGGGAAATCGATCTTACAAATGTTGTTCCTGCTGTATCTACCTCTATTGGCGCAATTGCCGGACCCTTCGCAAAAGGTCCAGTAAGTGCAGTTACCGCCATTAGTTCGGAAGAACAGCTTCTACAGACATTCGGTAAGCCAAATAGTTCAAATTTTGAGTGGTGGTTCACTGCTGCAAACTTCTTGCAGTATGGTGACGCTCTTCGTGTGGTTCGTGCAGAATCAGGCATTCTAAACGCTGGTTCAAGCAGTGCTATCCTCATTCGTGACGATGACCACTATGAAGCTAGTTTTTCAACAGGACAAGGTTCTCACGGCGATTGGACCGCTCGTACAGCTGGTACTTTAGGTAACTCAATCGGTGTTGATATCTGTGGAAGCCCGGCAGCATTTTCACAACAACTTGGTTCTCTTAACCTAGTTAATGGTGCTGGTGCAATTGGTGATCTATCTATTACAGTAGATGACCAAAATGCAACTGCCGCATCAATCGTAATTGGGGACATCATTCAGTTCTACACAGCAAGTGCTATTGTTGGAGTAGTTAACGGTGCAATCACAGTTGCAAGTAAAACTCTTACTACTGATGGTGGAACTGGTGCAGTTGCAGCAGGACAAAGAGTGCTTGGTGCTGGTATTTCAGATGGTGACGAAGTTGTTAAGATTGAATCAGTTACTTCGCAGAGTGGTGGTGCTGGTTCGGTTATATCAGTTGTTGTTCTAGATAAAGCAATCACAGTTGCCAACGATGTAGCTCTAGTGTTTTCAGCTGCAGCTGGTCATACTAAGGTTGAATCAGGTAACGTAGAATACGAAGTCACTGCAATTTCATCAGACACTCTAACCATTCGGGTTCTTGATGATCCTGCTGGTGCCGGACTTCAGACAGTTATTCCTGATAACTCTCTAATTCGTCGGCGCTGGCGTTTCAGCGATCTATTTGATGCTGCTCCCGGCACATCAGATTGGGCAATTGCGAATGCTCGTGGTGAACTAGATGAAATACATGTTGCAGTTTATGACAAAACAGGTGACATCACAGGTTATGATGTTGATGTTAAGGGACAACGTACATCTTCAGTTATTGAAGTTTGGTCGAATATGTCTAAGAACTCATCTGCAAAGACAACTCAGGGCGGTAATAATTACTACCCGGATGTTATCTTCCGTGGTTCTAACTACATCTACTGGACAGATCATAATTCTGCTGGTACTAACTGGGGTACAGATGTTGCAACAGGTACGGACTATACAAAAGTGCCCGGTGTTGTTATTGCCACTCTAACAGGTGGAACAGATGATTACTCTGTTACTGCTGGTGAACTTGAACTTGCATATGATAAGTTTAATGACACAGAAAATCTTGATATCAACCTAGTTATGGGTGGACCAAGTTCTGGTGTTGCAGACACAGAAGCAGGTCAAGATACCTTGGTAACAATGATCACAGACCTTGTTGAATTGCGTAGGGATTGCGTTGGTTTCGTATCTCCTTATCGTGCGGCAACAGTTGGTGTTACATCATCCATCACCCAGACAGCTAATGTTAAAGCAGCATTTGACAAATGCCCATCGTCTTCGTATATGGTATTCGACAGTGGATACAAGTATATGTATGACAAATATAATGATGTGTATCGATTTGTTCCTTTGAACGGTGATACTGCTGGCCTTTGTGCATTTACAGATATGGTTGCTGACCCTTGGTTCTCACCAGCGGGTTACAATCGTGGCGCTGTTCGTGGTGCAATTAAACTTTCTTACAACCCACAGAAAGCAGATCGTGACATTCTCTATAAGGCCCGGATCAACCCAGTGGTTGATTTCCCCGGCCAGGGTGTTACACTCTTTGGTGACAAGACTGCTCTTTCGAAACCAAGTGCATTTGACCGCATTAACGTGCGGCGGCTGTTCCTTGTTCTTGAGAAGGCAATTGCCACTGCTGCTAAGTTCCAACTCTTTGAGTTCAATGATGAATTCACAAGGGCACAGTTCCGTAATCTGGTAGAACCCTTCTTGCGGGATGTGCAGGGTCGTAGAGGTATTTTCGACTTTAAGGTAGTTTGTGATACAACTAACAACACTGGTGAGGTCATTGACCGTAACGAGTTTATTGGTGACATCTACATCAAACCAGCAAGGTCAATCAACTTTATTACACTAAACTTCATCGCCGTTCGAACTGGTGTTGCGTTTAGTGAGGTAGGAGGTTAATCATGGCTAATATAGATGACTTTAAAGCAAATCTAATCGGTGGTGGTGCAAGAGCTAACCAATTTAGGGTAACTATTACTCCACCATCAGGGATCGCAATCGGTCTTGATACTCGTAGAACTTCGTTTCTAGTAAAAGCATCGTCTTTACCTAGTAGGGGTATCACTGAAATTCCTTTGAAATTCCGTGGTCGTACAATTTACATGGCGGGTGATGCAACTGAACCAGAAGAGTGGACAACCACATTTATAAATGATACTGACTTTATGATTAAAAACGCAATTGAACGCTGGTCAAACGGTATCAATGATTTTGCTCTTAATACTGGTGTTGTTTCTCCTGCTGATTATCAGACAGACTTGACTATTGAACAATTGGATCGTGACGAAACGGTTTTGAAAACTTATATTCTTCGAAATGCATGGCCAAAGACAAGTGGTTCTGCAATTGAAATGAGTATGGATACTGAGAATGAAGCTGAGAATTTTGACGTTACTTGGAGATATCAGCACTTCGAAGCTTCCGGCGTAAACTTCTAATTTGAACCTACTAAATAGACAGTAGGAGATAAAAACATTATGGCAGAACTATTCGGCTTTACAATACAAAAAGCACAAAAGGATGCGGGGGCCCGTGAGAAAACTTTCACGGACCCCACTTCTGATGACGGCGCAATTGAGATTGCAGGCGGTGGTTTCTTTTCATCTGTACTAGATACAGATGGGCGGGAACGCAATGAGCTTGACCTTATTCGTCGTTATAGAGATATTTCTATGCAATCGGAGTGTGATGCTGCGATTGAAGATATCGTGAATGAAGGTATCATTTCAAATCTAAATGATATTCCAGTTAACATAGACTTAACCAACTTACCTTACAGTGATAAAATTAAAAAGCGTATTAGGACAGAGTTCAGTGAAGTCTTGCGTCTTCTCAATTTTAATGAGAAGGGTCATGACATTTTTCGTCGGTGGTATATTGATGGAAGAATATTCTATCACAAAGTTATCGATAACAAAGACCCCCAGAAGGGTCTAACACAGTTGAGGTTTATTGACCCAACCAAAATTCGTAAGGTTCGAGAAACAAAAAAAGACCCTGATCCAAGTGTCAATGGTATTGAGATGGTTATTAAAGTAGATGAATATTATATCTACAATGATAAATCATTTTCATCATCTGGTTCACAGGGCAGTAATCAAGGAATTAAGATTGCGGCTGATTCGATAGTGTTTGTCCCATCAGGGTTGCTTGACAATAACTCAGGTAGAGTTATCTCATATCTACACAAAGCAATCAAACCAGTTAACCAGTTGCGTATGATTGAGGATGCGATTGTTATCTATCGTATTTCTAGAGCACCTGAGCGTAGAATTTTCTACATTGATGTTGGCAATCTACCAAAGGTCAAAGCAGAACAATATCTAAAAGATGTGATGAACCGTTATCGTAACAAGTTAGTTTACGATGCAACCACAGGTGAAATTCGGGATGACCGAAATCATATGTCGATGCTTGAAGATTTTTGGCTCCCTCGCCGTGAAGGTGGTCGTGGAACCGAAATTAGCACACTTCCCGGTGGTTCTAACCTTGGGGAAATAGATGATATCGTATACTTCCAACGAAAACTATACCGTTCACTTAACGTGCCGATTTCAAGACTTGAAGCCGAAAACGGATTCAGTATGGGACGAGCATCAGAAATTACCAGAGATGAACTCAAATTTACTAAGTTCGTACAACGTATTCGTAAGAAATTCACCCCCCTATTCACTGACTTGCTCAAAACTAACCTACTCCTTAAAGGAATAATTGCGCCAGAAGATTGGCCTCGTATGCAAGAGCATATTCAGTATGACTTCATGGAAGATGGTCACTTTGCAGAGTTGAAGGATGCAGAACTTCTTAATGATCGCATCCAGACACTTGATAGCATTCAGTCTTACATTGGCACATTCTTCAGTAAAGAATATGTATTGAAGAAGGTACTAAATATGACTGATGCTGAGGTTGAAGAAATGCGAGCTCAGATGAAGAAAGAACTTGATACTGATCCATTGGATGGTGGAATTGATATGCCAGATGGTGGTGATGGTATCACAAGGTATCCACAGGATGGCGATGGTAGTGTTATTCCACCAGATCAGATGCCAGACTATGAAGAACCTGAGCAAGATGGTAAACCAAATGATGATCAAAAGTTTAATGGAGGAAAATAATTATGAGTAAAGAATTTGTAGACGCTCTTGTATCTGGTAACAATATCGAAGCTGAGAAAGCATTCAGTATCACAATGGCCAGTAGGGTTGGTGATGCTTTGGAAGTTAAACGGCGGGAATTGGCCAATACTTTTGTCAAATATCAGGACAAGGAAGCGGACGTTAATGAAACGGATTGATGAAATCTATGAAACTACAGTCGTAGAGAGGGATGAGCATAAGAAATCGCAGCAATATAAGCGCCTTTCACCCAAAATGAAGGATGCTGTAGACGATTTGTTTAAACAGATGGATGCGAAACCTTCAGATTTCCTAAATAGTTTCGAAAGAACCATTACCGATGTATCTAAGAAATATAAAGTCCCTGAGAGGGAACTTATGGGATACTTCGAAAAAGAAATGTTAGCGATCTAGGAGAGATAGATGTCATTTGTAACGACAACATTAAGAGATACGGTTGTGAATGCCCCAGCTGCTGGTGGTATCGTAACGGTAAAAACAATTTTTGATAATGATACTGCTGACAATCTCATTCTTAATGCAGACGGACTTTCTGGATTTGCAAACGGTTGTAAGTTAGACCTGTCCCGTGTTTGGTGGGCTCTTACTCAGGGTACTGCCGCAGCAAACACTGGTGATTTGATCATTAAGTTTGTTGGTTCTTCAGCAAATGTAGTTGCATTACAACTTGCTGGTACAGGACATTATGATGGTTCTGCTGGACTAGTCAAAGGAACTGCAACAAATACAACAGCAACATCATCCGATATTAACGGAGAAACAAGGGGTACTTCTGGTTTTGTTATCTTAGAATTTAAAAAAGACAAAGCTTGGACGGCATAGGATAAAACAATGAAACTATTTTCAGAGGCAGTCGAAGACGTAGAGTATATCTGTGAAGCAAAGGAAGACGGTAGTAAGTCCTACAAGATTCGTGGTATCTTTATGCAGGCTGACATCAAGAACCGCAATGGTCGGGTGTATCCTATGGAAATACTCAATAATGAAGTTATTAAATATAACAAGAACTTTATTAAAGAGAAACGTGCATTTGGTGAACTGGGCCATCCAGACGGGCCAACCGTCAATCTGGAACGTGTATCACATATGATCACATCCCTTGTACCAGAAGGAAAGAATTTTATTGGAGAGGCGAAGATTATGTCTACGCCTATGGGTGAGATTGTGAAGAGTCTTATGGATGAAGGTGCAAAACTGGGCGTTTCCTCACGGGGAATGGGCAGTCTAGATCAAAAAGGTGGTGCAAACTATGTGCGGGATGACTTCTATCTCGCAACAGCAGCAGATATTGTTGCTGACCCCTCTGCACCAAATGCTTTCGTAGAAGGTATTATGGAAGGTAAAGAGTGGGTTTGGAACAACGGTGCGTTGTTGGAATCAGAAATGATGGAGATGAAGAGAGAGTTTGATGTTAAGAAACGTCAGAGAAACGCAACTAAAGAAGCATTAGCCTTTGCTAAGTTTCTTAAAAGACTTTAATTTATAAATAATCAACAGAACTAGGTAAGGAGACACCCTATGTCAGAACTAGAACAGACAATTGAAGAGTTGGAAGCAGAAGTGCTTGCAGAACTCGAAGAAGCAAGTGATGCCCAGACGAAGGGTGCTACTCCTGCTGAACCAAAGAAGAAAATCGATGCAGTAACCCCCGGTGGCGAAACCGAAGATGGTGGGCCTGCCGTAGTAGAACCTGATGCAAAGAAATCACCAACAGATGTTGCTGGAAAGAAAGCAAAAAAAATCAGTGGTGATGATCAGCAAAAGGGTGAGGGTAAAGCAGATGGTCCTCAGAAGCTTGCAGCTGGATTTGAACCAGACGGTGAGGTTGTTGCTGAGTCAAAGAAGATGACTAAGGCACAGGCTCTAGAGCAAATCGGAAAGATGAAGAAGGGCGACATCGAAGAGATGCTTGCTCAACACGCTTCCTCTCTTGCTGAAGCAGAAAATGCTGAGACAGAAGAAGAGTTGAAGAAACTCGAAGATGCCAAGGCAGAAATCGAAGAGAAGATCAAGTCCATTAATGTTGCGGAAGACGTTGCCGCTCTTGTTGATGGTGAAGACCTCTCTGAAGAGTTTAAGAACAAGGCAGCAACAATCTTTGAAGCTGCTGTTAAATCAAAGACCCGTGAGGAAATTGCTCGTATTTACGAATCAATGACTTCCGATTTTGAAGTAAAACTAGAAGAGTCAGTTGATACTCTTACAGAAAAAGTAGATACTTATCTCAACTACGTTGTAGAGGAATGGACTAAAGAGAACGAGTTGTCAATCGAGCGTGGACTAAAGGGCGAGATTGCAGAAGACTTTATCTCTGGACTGAAACAGTTGTTTGAAGATCATTATATTGACGTGCCTGATGAGAAATATGACATTCTCGAAGCACAGTCTGAAAAGATTGCTGAACTAGAGGAAAAGGTTAATAGTGTTATGGAGCAGAATATTGCTCTTTCCACAGTTAAGTCTGGTCTAGTTCGGGAACAGGTTATCTCTGAAGCTTGCGAAGAGTTGACCGATACCGAAATTGAAAAGTTCAAGTCTCTTACCGAAGATGTTGATTTTGTTAACGAAGAGTCCTTCAAAGCAAAACTTAACACCTTGAAGGAAAGTTATTTCCCAAAGACGATTGTTGAACAAACTTTTGATGATGAAGATGGTGGCACCGCACAGGACATTGATACGACTAAAGCTATGGGCGCTTACATGTCGGCAATTAGTCGTAACAAAGAGCGTGCCCAATAATATTATAAAAAAACAGATGTAATTA